CATATCAGCTTCGCGCTGCTTTCTAGCTGGGTCTTCTGTATCTTTCTGTTGTTGGGCTTGAACTTGCTGCATCTGCATATTCATCTGCTGTTGCTGCATGTCAGCCTCTGCATCTTGCTGTTCTGCTTGTTGCTGAAGGATTGGATCCTCATTATTCTCTTCTTCCATTTGTTCAATATCATCATCTGATAGACGTAGAACTTTCTTACGAACAAAGTTACGAGAGTAGTAAACACCAATCATATCTTCCATATTTTTGACAGTGTTAACTCTATTAGTAATAATCTCTGATTCCTTCAATTCTGTGAAGTAACCATCTTGGACATAGTCAAATTTAACTTTTGACATAATATCTGAAAGTTCTTCCTGAGCTACAATACCCTTTAGAACTAGCTGCTTACCAAGAGCTTCCTTAAATAAGACAGAGAATTTCATTCTTAGACGATCAACAAACTTTGAGAATCTTAGTTCTTCTCTTGTGATCTCTGCAGATCTACCTAGGCTAAATCCTTGCTCTGAATTCAATCTTGTTACTGGAACGTGTAGTGACTGGTATAGTCTCTTCTGGAAGTAGAGAACATCATCCATTTGACCAAGATTGGCTCCAGCAGGTAGAGTAGTAATCTCTGTACCCTTACCACCTTCACGACGAGGAATCCAGAAGTCCTCTGTCATTGTCATAAACTTTCTATCGTCTCTAACTTCACCAGTTGTAGCATCATAGACTAATCTATTCTTATGACGTTGCATCATGTCTGCTAGATATTGCTCTGCCTTCATCTTTGGAAGGTTACCAACATCAATATAATATACTCTTCTTTCTGGTGCTCTTGTTAATCTATAGATAACAGAAGCATCTTCTAGCATACGCAGCTGGTTCATTGGCTTGATAGCCTTATGAAGGTATGACAGAACGTATGAATTATTCTCGTCTAGTAAGCCTGATGATACTAGAACAATTGAATCCTTGGCAATTCTTAAACCATTTGTAGATGATGTGACTTCCTTAGACTGGAACCCCTTATCATTATACATGTAGTATTCATTTTGGACAGTAATTGTCTTCTTGTCTTTTTTGATCTCACGAATCTTTCTAATTTTTCTTGGATCAATATATCGGAGCTCTTTGATACCATCCTGTGGACTATTTGTATCAATAATTACATGGTAGTATAATCTACCATCAATATACCATCTTCTAATAATATCAAAGCCAGATGATGAGAAGTCAAGTAGTTTCTTAACTTCATCAAACTCATCTGTAATTTTATCTTTGAGAGACTTTGAGAATTCTAGATCGTCAAGATTGATATTGACCTGCTCTTGGTTTGAATCGTAGGAGATCATCTCACCTACAATTTCTTCTACGGCAGTTTCAATTTCTGGTTGGAGAGATAGTTGACGATATCTTGTAATTAGCTCAGCTTCAGTTCTTGCTGTACCTTCTAGGTCAACATAGGTACCAACAACGCCGCCACCTGATACGATAACGGCACCGTCGTCATTTACTGGAGGAACGAAGGAAGGTTGAGTAACAGCTACAACTTGTGGTAGCTCCTCTTCCTTACGTTTAATTGTAAAGCCAAATAATTCCATATTATATAACCTCTAGCTAAGAGTAGGAGGGCCGCTTATATTTAGCGGCCCTCTCAAACCCTTATTACTCTTGACCGTCGGCTGGGACTGTCCAGTAATCTAGAGCAAATTCACACTGGAATTCTTCAATGGCGTTACCGTTTTCCCATGATAGCTCGATTGGACCGATTGCTAGTGGGAAGATACCTTCGAAGACATATGTACGTAGCTCTTCACCTGTCTTGCTAAACTGAATAACTTCGGCGCGGGCCTTATACTCAGCTGGAGCTGTGGTTGGGAACTCGTTAATATTACCAGAGTATGAGTTAATGTTATATGACCAAGTTTCTAGCGCCTTTCTCACCTTAAAGTCTTCATCATTGATAACTGTTACTGTCCAGTTATCAAAGATTCTTTGGCCAGCCAATTTGATTGGTCTGCCAAAGTAGAAGACTTCAATTGGTGACACAGTTGAAGCTGGGATCTGGGCTGCCTTTACCATGAAAGGCACAACCGAATCAGCTTCTGTTGTCGCTGGATTGCTTAGTCTTACTTGGAAGAGTGATGGGCGAGCACCGCCAAGTGCTAGCTGACTCTTAATTTCGTTAATATTGAAAGCCATTTATGTCTCTCCTTGCCGTTCTTGCTTATTAAACTGAACCAACCACTTCGCTGAACTCGACGCCAGTTCTCACTGCCACGAAGTTTAGCTGGATGAAGTTAATTGAGCGAGCTGGCTTGATGAAGATGTCTCCAACAAACTGGTTTGAATCAATTACTTCTGGTGTGTTGTTTGTCGTATCGCAGACTACCTTAAAGTCGTAGATACCACGACGGCCCTGGATCTCACGTAGATATGGCTCTACTAAGTTACGGAACTGAGCTCTTGTGAAGTCATCGTTGAACTCGAATAGTGTGAACTTAGCAGCTGTAGCAATTGCCTTCTCTAGAACAATGAACAATCTGCGAACATTAATTCTGTCAAATGCAGATGGCTTAGCTAGTAGAGTTTTGTCACCAAACAATACAGTGCCTTGACCAGGGAACGTTGTCACTGGGTTGACGCCTGCCTTGTACAATGTATCTCTGTCAGCCTTATCTGGGTTGTATGCTAGCTTGACAATGTTCTTGATCTGGCCTCTGTTGAAGCCTGCTGGTGAGAACCATGGATCGCGGATATTGTCTGTTCTTACACATAGACCAGCTGTATCACCATTTAGTGGTACATAGCGGTAGACATCGTTGTAACGATCATATGCATACTTGTAGCCAGAATCTAGAACACCATAGGACGATGATCTTAGAGCGTTTCTGAATTCTACAACATTGTCTGCCTGACCTGATGTTACACCTACAGTGTCACCTCTTTCTGGCGATGCAAATACAACGCAGTCCTTACGAACTTCTGCAATATTATCGATTAGGTAGTTAGCTAGTTGCTCACCATATGTGCCGCCTCTTGCCTTACCTGTTAGAACTAGGGAAATATCAACCTCTTCAGCTGATGCAAACTTATCGTATGCAGATGCTAGGTAAGAGAATGCAATATTTGCTTCACCACCACCATCAGCACCACCCTCTAATGACTTAGTTGTTGGCTTAGCGTTGACGTCAGATGATGACATATTGTTGGCTGTGTTGGATGATGCGTTACCATTATCCTTAAACCACCATAGGTACTCTGAACTATTATTGATAATGTCCTTATAATAGATTGCAGCACCTTCTCTCTTGGCATCTGTAGCTCTTGATAGTCTTTCAAATCTTTCTAGGATAGTGCCCTTGACGCCTGTAAATACACCATCTTCGTCAGCCACGATAACGTGTAATTCATCTGATGAACCACCACGCTCTGCAACGTAGGCTGATGTACCTGGGGCTGAGTCAACATTATCGAAGAACTCCCAGTAGCGTGTTACTGCTTCTGTTGATGTTGAGTTTGTTGACTTACTGACAGCAGCTGAGCCTGTGTATAGATCTTCAAAGCTCAATGTGGATCTTACAACACCATTTGAAACACCTGATGTTGAACCAATTGCTGTGACCTTCAAGTACTGTGAACCAACCTTTAGCTTATCGCCCACTGTTAGTAGACCTAGCTGAGTGTTTAGTTCTGTATTTGCTAGTGTGTTAGCAGCAGCTGTTGAACCAAGTGTAATTGAGAATGTTGCACTTGCACCAGCTGATGTGTTACCGTTTGTTGAGTTGGCACCAGCTGTTGAGTTGGCTACCTGTACTCTAATTACAGATGTATTTGGGAACTGGCCGCCACCAACAACTGTTACTGATGTGATGCCACCAGTTGAGTTTGTTACGATTGTGCAGTTACCTGAATTTGCAGCACCGTTGGATAGAACGATGACGTCTGTATTGTTGTAACCAGAACCACCAGCGGATACCGTGATAGCTGTTACGTTTTGTGATGCTTGAGTAGCTGTTAATGTACCTGTGTTTGCACCAACGCTTACTGCAAATGTAAGTGTGTTGTTGCTATTGTTAACAGAGGACATGATGTTTGAAGAGTAAGCATTTGCTGAATCGCAAATGGAAACCTTCAACGAGTTACCAATTGATCCTGGGCACTTGGCACGGTAGATAGCACCCTGTGCTGCACCAGTTGTCTTTGTTAGGTAATCATCTAGATTCTTAACCTGTAGGTCTGTAGCAGCTGATGTGTTTGCATATGCGTTATAAGCATTTGCGTCAGCAGCACGGACAACATATAGCTGGTTGCCATATGCTAGGAATGAAGATGCAACATGGAATGTTTCGAAGTTGTCGTCGGTTGGCTTACCAAAGGACTTTACTAGTTCAACTTCTGATGAAAGGTTTACGCGTTCGTTTACTGGACCCCAGCGGAAAGCACCTGCAATACCACCTTCTGTAGTAGATACGGCAGGAACCACTGTTGTCAAGTCGATTTCGCTTACGTTTACGCCTGGGCTAACTTGAAATGCCATCGTGATTCTCCTCGTAGACAAATCTATTGAATAAAGCTACTGAAATTATTTATAAAATACCTGGGTTCATGTTTTAGGACGCCAACATTTTA